GTAGGTTATACCGCAGACTCCGATTTTGCGTCTCGTAAAGATGGTGAAATTTGGGAAGATGTAAATGGTAAAAAATGGATAAAGAAGAATGGTACAAAACGTGCCATTAATAATGTCAATTCATCCACCATAGAATCCACTAAACGTCACTGTAAAGATTGTAACATGGATATTCGATGGGGCAATCGTTATGATGAAATTCTTTATAATAAGACGGGTCGTTGTCAAGAATGTCTTGCAAAGTTTGAAACTACGTTACGTATTGAAGGAAAGTATGAAGAATACGAACAAAATAAACTGTTGCGTAATCAATTGAGTCAAGCTAAAGAATTTCGTACCAAAGTACAAGAAAGTTATAACTTTGTATCGTCACATCAAAAGATTTCATTTCCAAATGGTGATGGAACTTCAGATGAATGGACAATTGAACGTAGAGAAAATATTTTGAAGGATCTTAAGACGGATTTAAAAAAAATCGATAAACAGATTCTTAAGATTGAAAAGAAGTTGGAGAAGTTAAATCATGTCGAGTGAACAAAAAACATTAAGAGATATCATCAAGGCAGAGTATAAAAAGTGTCTTGAAAATCCGATGTACTTTATGAAGAAGTACGTCAAAATTCAACATCCTAAACGTGGAACAATACCATTTGAATTGTATCCGTTTCAGGACGAATCTCTTCAACAAATTATCGACAACGACTATAATATTATTTTAAAAAGTCGTCAATTGGGTATTACTACATTGAGTAGTGCGTATAGTTTGTGGATGATGATATTTCACAGTGACAAAAACATTTTGTGTATCAGTATTACACAAGAAACGTCGAAAGAAATTGTCACCCGTGTTAGGTTTGCAAATGATAATCTTCCATCTTGGTTGAAAGTAAAAGAACAAGAAGATAATAGGTTAAGTTTGAGATTAACAAACGGTTCTCAAATTAAAGCAGTATCTTCTTCTGGAACAGCTGGTCGTTCTTCTGCACTATCAATGTTGATTATTGATGAAGCTGCATTTATTGATAACATTGATGAAATTTGGACATCTGCTCAATCGACACTATCTACCGGTGGTAAAGCTATTGTATTATCTACTCCTAATGGTGTTGGTAATTTCTTCCATAGAACATGGGTAGATGCAGAAGCAAAAAAGAATAAGTTTCATACGATTAAGTTACCATGGCATCTTCATCCAGAAAGAGATCAGTCTTGGCGGGACGCACAAACTAAGTTATTGGGACCAAAAATGGCTGCGCAGGAATGCGATTGTGATTTTGCAACATCCGGTAATACTGTCATTGATGTTCCTATATTGGACTTTTACAAACAAACTAAAGTACGTGATCCAATTGAAACAAGAGGAATGGATAAGTCTTTATGGTTATGGGAGTATCCAGATTATACTCGTTCGTATTTGGTATGCGCTGACGTTGCTCGTGGTGATGGTGCTGACTATAGTGCATTCCACGTTATTGACGTTGAAAGTTTCACACAGGTTGCTGAGTATAAAGGTCAAGTTGGTACTAAAGATTATGGAAACATGTTGGTCAATATTGCAACTGAGTATAATAATGCTTTGTTGGTTATTGAAAATCTGAATATTGGTTGGGGTACAATTCAACAGGTATTAGATAGAAAATACCCCAATTTGTTTTATAGCAGTGCGGATCTAAAATATGTTGATGTTGAACATCAAATGACTAATCGTATACATGCAACGGAGAAGAAAATGACTCCGGGTTTTACAACTACTTCTGTAACTAGACAGTTGATTATTTCACGTTTGGAAAGTTATATGCGTGAAAAGTCGATCAATATTCAATCGGTACGTACTATTGATGAACTATATACGTTTATATGGCACAATGGTAAAGCAGAATCAATGAGGAATTATAATGATGACTTGGTAATGTCATTTGCTATAGGTTTATGGGTACGTGACACTGCATTAAAGTTAAGACAACAATCAGTTGACCTTACACGTAATATGTTGGGTAATATCAATAGATCTGAACAACAAAGTGCTCCAGTTTATACAACTAAAAATGCAAATGCACAACAGTCGTGGGAAATGCCAACGGGATTAAAAGATCAAAAAGAAAGTTTAACTTGGTTATTATAACACAGTTTCACTATTTATTTACGAAATATATAATGTAATCATATGGCAGATCAACCAACCGATTTAAAGAGCAGATCATTATTTGCTCGTCTCAGAAGACTTTTCTCGACAGATGTTATTGTACGTAATATTGGTGGTAAAAAGTTAAAAGTAGTTGATACAGATGAAGTAGCATACGCTACTGATAGAAATACATTACGTGACCGTTTTAATCGTATTCGTACTTCTGCATACAACCAATATAGCAGAGATTTTACACTCAGTTATCAAGCAGCACGTATCGAACTCTTTAGAGATTATGATACGATGGACATGGATCCAATTCTAAGTTCCGCTCTAGACATTTATGCTGATGAATCACTTACTCGTAATGAGATGGGTGACATGTTAGTAATTAATACACCAAATGATAATATCAAACAGATTTTACGTAATCTGTATTATGATATTATGAATATCGAATTTAATCTTTGGAGTTATGTTCGTAACATGTGTAAATACGGTGACTTTTACCTTCGATTATACATTAGTCCAGAATATGGTGTTTACATGATTGAACCAATTAGTGCTTATAATGTAACCCGTGTTGAAAATAGTGACTTGTATAACAAGAACTATATTAAGTTTCAAGTCAATTTACCAGATGGTGGTAAGGTAGAAGATCTTGAAAATTATCAAGTAGCACACTTTCGTTTGTTGAGTGATAGTAATTTCTTGCCATATGGTAAGAGTATGTTGGAAGGTGCTCGTCGTGTTTGGAAACAATTGAGTTTGATGGAAGACGCAATGTTGATCCATCGTATCATGCGTGCTCCTGAAAAACGTATTTTCAAGATTGATGTTGGTAATATTCCTCCGAATGAAATCGACTCATACATGGAAAAGTTAATTGCAAAGACTAAAAAGGTTCCATATATCGATGAAAAAAGTGGCGATTACAATCTTCGTTTCAACCTTCAAAACATGGTTGAAGATTTTTATCTTCCTGTTCGTGGTGGTGATAGTGGTACCAGTATTGAATCTCTTAGTGGTATGGAATTTACTGGTACAGACGATATTGAATATCTCCGTAAGAAGATGATGGCTGCCCTTAAGATTCCTAAAGCGTTCTTGAGTTACGATGAAGATTTAAGCGGTAAGGCCACTTTGGCACAAGAAGATGTTCGTTTTTCACGTACAATTGAACGTATTCAACGTATTCTTATTAGTGAATTGACCAAGATTGGTATTGTTCACTTGTATGCTCAGGGATATAGAGATGCAAGTTTGGTAGACTTTAGTTTAGAATTAGTCAATCCATCGACGGTGTTTGAAAAGGAAAAGATTGATATTTGGTCAAATAAAGTAAGTGTTGCTAAAGACATGATTGAAAACAAATTATTTAGCAAGAAGTGGGTATATGATAATGTGTTTCATATGTCTGAGGACGATATGAATACTGTTAAAAATGAAATTGTTGATGATTCAAAACAGTCATATAGATTCAAACAAATCGAAGAAGAAGGAAACGATCCTGCTAAATCATTCCAAAAAATAAGTCCTGAAGGTGATGGCGGAGGCGGAGGAGGTGCTGAAGCTGGAGGTGCTGAAACTGGTGGCGGAGAAGTTCCTACATTAAAGGAAAAACAAAAGCCGGATTATGAACGTCCGTCACAAAAAGGACAAAAAAAGTCATCGGACTATCCATTTGGTGAAGATGTTACCGGTCGTTTGGAAATGAATAGGGACTTTAAGTCTGACCGATCACCTACACACAAGTACGCTGGAGGATCAGTGTTTAGTTTAGAAAATATATCCAAAGAGTTAGTTAGCTTAGACTCATTTTTAAAAACATCTAAACAAGAAAAAGAAACTTTGTTGTCGGAAAATAAACAAAAATCTATAATGGATGAGTCTAATATATTAGAATAATACAAATATGGGAGTTTCATCAAAAATTAATATATTTATAAATCATAACTAATAATATGCAAAAATCTAAGCATTCAAAGTTCAAAAATACAGGAATTTTGTTTGAGTTGCTTACTAGACAAATTACCGCAGATATTATTGCAGGTAAAGACGAGTCAGCAGCCAAACAAATTTTGTTCAAGTATTTTTCTGAGAATACAGAATTGGGTAAGGAATATCAACTATATAATTTTTTATTAAATGAAAAGGCTAGAGATACTTCTCATGCTGAAAGAATCATAAGTGTTGTATTGGAATCACGGTCACAATTAAATGACAAAAACTTAACACAACAAAAGTATGATTTGATACGTGAAATCAAGGACATATATCCAATTGACAGCTTTTTAAAGGCAAATATTAAAAACTATCGTATTTTGGCTTCCATTTATAAGATTTTTGAAAACAAAACTGCCTCCAAATTTGATGTACAAGAAGTAGTTCAATCAAGAGAATCCATCATTGAATCACTTTGTAACGCAGTATCAAAGAAACCTGATACCGATGAAAATCTTTTGGAATACTACAAACAACAAAGTGAAGATATTAGATTGCTTGCATATAAATTGTTGTTAGAAGGTATCAATACCAAATATAAAGATTTTGATGACAGTCAAAAGAAATTGATACGTGAATATATTCTTAATGTCTCTAATACCAATTCTCTTTCAAACTATGTTTGTGAAGAAATTGAAAAGATTAAGCAGATTATTGTCAACTCAAAGAATAAAATCACTGATAATCAGGTGATTGCAATCAAACTTTCCGAAATCACAAATGTTTTGGACAAAGTAAAACCTACA